ACCTGAAAAAGTTGTATTAGCCATATTAATCTCCTTGTCTTGGCTTTGTCGGGTTTATTCCCGTCAAGGTATAAAAACTATAACATAAAAAAAGAGCGACTGTAAAGTCGCTCTTTAACCTTCAAGGGGATCCTTGAATTAAGCTCCTGGAGAGCCAAACACGCAACGAGGATCTGATACGCCAAAGCTGTATCTTTCTCTCGCTTTATATCTAACATTGCCAGTATCAAAATCGCCTTCCATTGATGTAGCAATCGCCGCTCTTTCAAAGTGCTTAAAGCCATTTGGTGAGTCAGTTTTAATGAAAAATGCGTCTGTGTCTGTAAGGAAGTGGTTAACCACATAACCTTCAGGTAACATACCCATGTTTCTAATTGCATTAACATCATTGTCTGCAGTTGCTGGACGCATGTTACTTGCCATTAATCTTTCAGCTACAAACTGTAGATTAACTGGAATAATTAACTTACGACCCATTAAAGCGATTTTTAAACCTCTTTCATCAATAAAACCTGAGATGTCAATTAATGACTGTTCTAATGATGTTTCGTTTAAGTCCGCCGCTGTTGTCAACTCGTTTCTGAAGTTACCACCTCCAGCAGTTGGGTGATCAGTAGCACAAAGCTCCTTACCATCTCCAAAAGTGAAGTTACTATCAAAAGCGTTGTTTAACACACTCGCCGCTTTAACTTGCTTTGTATTAGACATAGATCTTGCAAGTGCTCTTGTATATCTGCTTGAAAGTCTATCATAGAGGTTGTCCTCAATAGCTTCTTCAGTTATAGCAAAAGCCAAAGCGATTGTTTCATGTGTGTAACGAGCAGTAAATGATTCGTTTGCAGTATCAAAAGATACGGCGGCTCCTTCAGCCTTTTCAGGAGCTGTTCCAAATCCTGCTAACATTACCTCTTCTTCAAAAGCTCTGTCAGAAGTTTCTGTGTCATAAATTTCGGCATGTTCATTATCATACCTGTCGTACTCCAACCCGAATAAAGCATTCAATCCTGGCTCTAATTCTTTAAGGAGTTGTGATCTTGCAATAGCCATTATACCCTCCTATAGACCAGTAGTTGCAGTATGAAACGGTAAATTAAGTTTTACCAAAAAGATAACTCCAGCTGATGTAACATCAATATCATTAAAATCATCTTTGATTCCAATAATTCTAAAGTTGTCTGTTGCTGTAGTTGCTCCTGCACTTGCCACAGAAAGTTCACCAATAGATTTACCAGTAGAACCATTCTCTGAACCAAATCCAGTACCTTCTGCATTAGAGTGTACTAGAGCTTGTGCAGTCGCCGCATTTGTTAAGGAAGCATCCGCTTGAATCTCATACACTTGGTGAGGGTTGTCAAAAACATGAACCGTCGCCTCTGTGCCTGATTTGATTGAAGCTGTTCCAGGGTAATGATTGTCAAAACGAGGTTTCCCGTCTAAATCAATATATTCACATCCGTTCATAACGCCTAAGATTGCTACACTCCCACCGTCTGCCGCTGAAACGTCGACTAGTCCATTTGTTAATGGAATGACCATGTCGCCTTGAAAAATCTGGCTAGATGATCCTGCTGTCGCCGCTGTTTGTACTTTGTACTTTGTCAGCCCGTTTGAGTTTGGTGCAGAACCTAACATGTTATGAGGACGTAAACCAAAAGGGGCATCAATATTTGTAGCCATTTTTGTCTCCTATTTACATATATTAAGGTTATTCAGAGCCATTTGCTTTAGCTCCAAAGGTTACACGACTTTGCCGTTCTGGTTTAAGGATCGGCATACTTGGGTGTTGTTCTCTCATCATATCATTATCGACAGCATCCATTTGATCGGATGTTTTTTGTTGAAAATAAGCTTGTCGTTCATTCCTTGACTCAAGAGGAAATCTTGCGAGTACTAGACCACCCACACCAATAACTCCAGCGTGTTTTCCGTCCTGGATTGTCGGTGCCTCAAAATCTGGGTACTCATCAGCTCTAACTAGGTCAAATCCCTCACGGATTCTGGCAGAAAGATTTTTAACATCATCAAAACCCATAACAGATGTACGGATCCAACGATGTACAAATCCCTCTGGAGCTGGGGGTGCATCTAAAGTAGATGGTGGTTTCCAAGGTGCTCTACGAGTTGTTTTTTCTCTAGTCGCCTCGGTGCGTGGTTTACGGTCTGACATATTGTCTCCTTCACGTTGTAGCTAGATTTTGTTTTTGTCTAGCGTATTGCTCTAATGATACACCAAGTTTCTTGGCGATTGCAACCTCTGATTTTGTTAAAGTCACTTTTTTAGGATTTTTTGCTCCAGAAGACCTTGTAGCAGGAGCTACTGGGGTATTAACAAAGGTGCTTTGAGGTGTGTTTCCCACAAATTTGTGAGGAAAAGCTTCCCTAATCTTTTGATCAATTGTGGTGTAATACTCATCTGTTAGAGCATACTGTTCACCATATTGTTTAATTAAATCATTATGGATACTAAACGCAGTTAATGTCATTGGGTCATCAGATCCAAACCATGTATTTTTTTCAGCCCATGCCTGAGCTTTAGGGTGAACTGGTTTAGGAGCTTGTTGTGGAGCTTGTTGTGCTTCTGGCTGTTGTTCTACAAGTTTAGCTTGTTGTTCTCTAGTAACTTTTGCTTTGTTTAGCTCTCCAGCTTCAACAGCTAATCTAGCTAAATCTTTATTTATATTCACCTGAGCATCAACATCTCCAGCAGATATAGCTTCAGCAAGTTTTGTTTTTAAAGTTGCCTCTTCGCTTGAAACACGAGCATCATATTCTTTTAAGTAAGAATCATCAATAGTTTTTGAGCGTTCGTGGAGTTGTTTGTTTTCTTTTTGTAAGCCTTGTGCGTATTCAATCGCCGCTTTTTCTCTACGCTCAGCCTCACGTATCTTATAAGTCATCTCTTCGATACGTGCTCTTACCTTTTTACTGTAACCGTCTAGCCCTTTTGCTTCTTCAGTTTCAGGCTCTTTGGTGTCTTCGACTTCCTCAACTTTAACTTCTTCTTTGGTTTCTTGTAAGTCAACTTCAACTTCTTCATTGTCAACCTCTAATGGTAACTCTTCTTGTTTTTGTGCTTCTGCCATTATACTCTCCTATGTATGCAAAATGTCTTCAGGGTTATTTATAGTAGCTAATATTTCATCATCGTTTAATAATCTAACTTCACCACCATCTATTTTAAATCTACTTCCTGCATAACGACCGAATATTACCCAGTCTTTTTCTTTGCACCATGGATTGTATGTATCTCCAAATTTTTCTTTGTCTTTAAATGCAAGAGGACCGATTTTTAGAACATATCCACATACTGTAGCTAAAGCTTCTCGCTCTACAGCCTGATCGGGTATAAAAACACCACCTTCAGTTTTGCCTTTACCTTTGTAGGGTAATATCAAAACTCGCCAACCAGTAGGCTCAGGCATTTTTCCTAATTCTGAGTGGGAAGGTTCTGTTTGTTTTTCGGGGGTTTCTTGTTTTGTTACTTCTTGGTATTTTTTAGCTAATCTTCTAGGTACTATTAATTTACTCATATTCCACCTTTTTGAGCAAGAGTTTGACCTCTTGTTGTAATGTTGCAAGTTCTGAGAGTCTAGCCCTCGCTTCCTTGTAGGCTTCAAAGTTATCTACGTTACCATGTAACAGTTGTTCTTCTAAACTTCGTTGCCTGTCTTTTAGAATATTAACTATTCTATCATAAATGTAAAGATCCATTTATTTTTTTACTTTTTTCTCTTTTTGTTTTTTAAGGGTGGTTTTCCCCTTTTTGGCGATACGGGCTTGTTCTGGCTTCCCTGCGAACTTTGACCTTTGCTCAACGACGGTGAGGATTTGGATTTTTCTGGCATAGGGCTTTTTAATTTTTTTAACTTTTGCCACAGTTTTTCTAGCATCTGCTGGAGTTGCATACTTAATGCTGACAGTATCTTTGGGGTTTTCATCTGTATATAATCTCCTTCCACTACCTTTAGGTTTTTTACCAGTGCCAACTTTAGGATCTTTTGTTTTTCTTTTTGCCATTTTTTACTATACTCTTTAATGTTTTTGCTTGTCCTGCATGAGCTTTTGAAGCTTTTTGCAGTTTATTTGCTACTTTGAGTATTTTACGTTTCATTATGTCCTCTTAGTTTTTTTAGCAGATGCAAAATGTTTAGCCGTTGGTCTACCTTTTTGTCCAGGCTTACGCATTTTTTCACCACTTCCAGCTTTAATTCTTTTACGTTTTGCATGTATGTTTTTATATAAACTCATTTTTTCATATTTTCTCTAGCAATACCTTTTGATTTTTCAAAACTACGCATACCCCCTAAACCTAATAAAGATAAAGTCAAAGTCATTAGTTCACCAGTGTTAAGTTCTGGTAAAACTACTTCGGGAGCCCAAACACTAGTAGCCCACTCTGCGATAGGCATAATAAAAAATTGTGTAAATAACCCCAAAGCACAAATCCACATTATGGCTGGACGAGCTCCTGCAACAAAAAGACTAGGGTGCTTTGCTTGTTGAACATTAGCCTCTATTTGCCCTTTAGCTAATTCTTGTGCATGTTTCTGTGCCATTGTAGCAAGATCATGAGCTAATTTATTTTTTACATCTTTGTCTTCAATAAATTTACCAAGTAAATTACTTACTGGACCTATTAACGCTGTCAACATTAGAACACCTCTACTTTGTTTTTATCGATCTTAACCAGTTTACAGTAACATGAGTATCTTTTTTCATCTTCACCAATGAACACTGTTTGTCCAGTCAATGCTTTTTTAAAATAATTACAAGTATTTACGTTTTCAAAATGTAACATTCCTGCTTGTACTCCAGCTAAGTAACACATTAACAAAAAGGCGGGACTCACTTAACCCCTTTGAATTTTATACCTTGCGTCGCCGCTCCACCACCACGACTTACCATGCCTCTTGCTTCTCTATCAGCACGATTATCTCTAGCTTTCATTTGCCCCATGAGTGCTCCGCCTCCAGCAAATTTTCTTACTTGTTGGGTTGTAGGTCTGAGTCTATTAGTTCCAGCCATACCACCCATCATCTTCATATCTTTGAGCATATCTTTTTCATCATCACTCAAAACCCCAGTTTGAAAATCTTCTTGTTCGAGTAACTCTTTAAGCTCCTCATACTTTTCACTTCCAGGATCTAAACCTTCTAGTAAAGACATAAGTTGTTTTTTTCTGCTCATTTTATTCTCCTTATCCTAAGTTTCTAAATAAACTACCTAATCCTAAATCTTTATTTGGCAAGTCATACCTAAATTGCATTCTTGGTTGAAACTCTTGTTCTTGGGGGTTATAAACATTTCCCGCATCGAAATTTAAACCCTCAGGTAAAATAGATCGAATAGTAGGTGCTCCAAGTTCCAAAGCTTTACCTATCGCTCCCGGACTAGTTAACATATTCTGGACATCTTTTAAATCAAAAGCTGTTTGTGTTACTTGGGGTAGATTACGATTAGTGTTTTCCATTCCAGCCAACATAGCTTTAGTATAATCAGGTAAATCCGCACGATTAATTGTTTCCATAATTCCAGCATCAGACTTTTTTTCTGGTGTAAAAGTTTCTTCTAAAAAGCCTTTACCTTTGTCGTAAGCATCCATACCTTTATTTATAAGATTTGTTATAATTCCAGTAGGGCTTATATCACGCAATCCTTGAATTATAGGAGGCAAAGTTTCTTGTAAAAATCTTTCGCCTTGTGAAAAATACATAGTACCATCTTCGCCACGGATCTGTGGTTGCAAGTATGATGGTCTCGCCAAATCAGCTGTACCTTGAAATTTATCAGCTCCAAAATAATTTCCAGCTACAAGATTTCCTGGTTGAAGTCCTCGTGACATATTAAAAGCTTGTGCAAATAAAGGGTCGTAATTTACACTCCCTCTTACGTTTGATCTATTACCAACATTAGCTAAAACATTTCGTATTGCTTCTTCAGATTGATTGTCTGCTACTGTTTGAGCTCTATTATCATCATAACTATATTGTGCATCAGCTAAACTATCAATTCCTGATGGACCATAATCATCAGCTCCGCCAAATAATTCGCTCATCCTTGATTCCTTTGTGAAGCTATAAACCTAGCGTTTTGTGCTCGCATATTAGCTATATCCTCAGTTGTGTTGATACGATCTTTTTGTATCAAGGTATTTGCTTGTAGCTTTTGTTTATTTAGTTCAAGTTGCTCTGCATCAGTTCTAGCTTGATTCATTGCTTCTTGTTCTTTTATTTGTAATTCTTTTGCTTTTAAGTCAACCAATGGGTCGCTCTGTTGTCCACCTAGCACCTGAGCTTCTAATTCAAAATATTGTTTTGTAAGTTCTGCTTCTATTTGCGACAACCTAGCTTGTGCCATAGCTGGATCCATTTGTTGTTGTTGTGCTTCCATTTGTATTTGCATACTAGCTTTTAACCCAATATGTTCAAATATATGTTGTTGTAATATATTAATCATGGCTGGATTACTTCTTACAGATATACTACCCATATACGCTAAATGGGTTGATATATGTGCATCATGGTTTTGTTCTGGAAAAGCTTTTAATTGCATTTGTCCACCTATTACTGACATAACTTTACCATTCTCTATAACTGCATTCATGGGTTGTGGTTGTGGTGGAGGTGGTAATAACTGCTCAATATTATCTACACCTAGACTTATGTACACTCTTCTATATGCTTCATATAAATTGTGCATCTCAGGTTTACTTGTTGCTAACTTCAACTGTTCTTGTGCCAAGCTGATACGTTGAGCCATACTGAAAATATTAGGATTAGCTACTGGTACAATATCAATACGTTGGTCAAAGTCTTGTGCCTTATCACCTTCTTCTGTATATGGGTATGCACCACCTTCTTGCGATATTAAATCAGCGATAAGTTTAAATTCTTGTTTCATACCATTGTATAAACGCTTATGAACAGCACTTATAATTCTACTACCACGTTCTAACAAAGCTATTGTAGTGCCTACTGGCATCTCTTGATTATTTATATTGCCAGTACCCATATCTGTTGTGCCGACAAATTTTTGAGCCGCCTGAACCACAAAACCGAGTAGCTGAAACAAAGTGCCACTCGGTTCTTGGTAGGGGAGGTTGAAAAATGAGTTTTTAAGTTGATCACCTACAACATCTACATCACGCCACTCTCCAGGACGCAACGGTTCATCATCATTTTTAATTCTTAAACCTCTAGCTTTGAAACCAGAAGGCATATTAGCCAATGTGCCTGAGTCTATTAACTGGCGTAAGTTAGCAGTCGCCGCTCTGGACAAGTTTCCTAGTAAATGTATAAGCCCATTGCCATAAAAACCTAGTCCAGGAGTAAACATGTAATGAACAAAGTATTGTTTTTTGTTTTTAAATGCGTCATTTGGGTCATAATTACGGTAAACTGACAAAACTTCGCCGTTTTCAGCACTAACTGTAACAATATACGGTAATTTTACTCCAGTTTCCTCGCCATCTCCGCCAATATCAGGAAATTTTTCTAAATCTAAGTAACAATGACACTCAAAAAGCTGTATTTCTTCATAATCACCTTGTGCGTATACCCCAGTTATTGATTGTTTGGTGTCATCTACTTCATCTCTGTCCGCTTGTCCTGATTGTATATCAATATCACGGTAAAATTTACTTACTTGGAGCTTTTTTAGCTCGTTTTCTGTCATTGTAATGATTTGTGTTACTCTATCTGCAGAATCTAAGTCCGTTGCATTGAACGGCACGAGCATATCTTTAGCTTCTATAAACTTACTTACTTGTCTGCCGAGTTGTGGGTCAACATAAACTTTTTTAAATGCACTACCACCAAGCCCTAAGTAGTATAACATCTGGTCAAACTCAGCTTCATACTCTTTCATTGTGTGCATAATTGTATAATTCATGTAATCTTGCACACGTTCTGCTTGTTTTTCTAAATCTGGGCTTGTTGTTCCCATAACTTGTGTGCGTACTGGACCTTTCGCTGGAAGAAGTTCCTTATATGCTTGACTTTGGAACTGTG